TTTACCAAGTTGAACTGCTGCACCATCCACAGAACCAAAGACATTGGCCAGATCGAGCGATGCTTGTGCAGCACGATTGAAGACATCATTGCCAGCACCGGCTTCATTGCGAACTTGTTTGAAAGTCAGCAACAAGTTCAAACTTGTTTGAATGGCTTCATCATCAACAGCAGTTTTGTCAGACAACGACTGCGATAGATCGCTGATCTGCTTTGAAGACATTCCAGCTGCAGCACCAGTTGAATTGATAATCGCTTCAGTTTGCTTGGAAACTTTCTGCGATTCGTAAGCAGCATTGGTGAAAGATGACAAACCATTTGCGATGCCACGAATCGCCAAGACTGCACCACCAATCTTGAGCGCATTATTCAGACCAGACATCGATTTGCTGATTTGGCCAGATTGCTCTTTGGCAGTCATGCCAAGACGCTTGAACGCAAGTTCAGCATCTCTGGAATCACCAATCAGTTTGACTTTGAATATTCGTGCGCCAGCCACACGCAGATTCTACACAGCGAGATTTTGCAACTTCTTTGACAACAAATCCAACTGTTCACGCTTAGAAAGATTCTGGTACTCATCCAGGTTTGGTTCTTCCAACCAGAACGAATCTGGCACGACCACAACTTCTGGCATTAATGGTGCAGATGTTTTGCGAACCACAACAGCACGATTCGTGACTGGAACAAAAAGCGATCCTTCACCATGCAAGATTCGCCAATCAGAACCATGAGAGTGTTGTGGCAGATAGAAGATGCGAGCAACATCTTTGGTTGCTGGATCACCAACCAAACCAAGACGCTGATGCGCTTCTGTCCATGCACCAATCCAATGCGATGATGGAACAGATTGTGAGAGTGGCAAAACAAGATGCCAATGGGGATCATCTTCTGTGTGCGACCAAGTTGTGTATGCAATCCATTCCATGTCATCAAGTTTGGGAAGCACAGTCTCAAGTGACTCGCCATCCAAATCAATGACGAGCGCATTGACACAGATCACATTGCTGTTGCCACGCTTGGTGTTGGCACGATACGAAACTGGAGAGTAGAGCGCACCATCATGTTTGCTATCTCTCTCTGTATGAATGAGCAGATGTTGTTTCAGTTCAGACCAATCATCTGCGAGATGTTTGATGTGAACTGATTTGACTGATGGGACTAGAACAGCGAAAGAACTATTGGTCACTTTGCTTCTTGGCTTTTGCTCGTCTCTCATTTGTCAACTGTGTGTGTTTGCGACACAGCATCAGTTCTTGCTGTCTCTGAAGTTGATTCGCCAACTTCTGTTCTGGTGTGAGTTTCTTTGTCATCACTTGACCACGACTTTGAATGTGGTCAGATAGTCGCATGAGCGAACATTGACTGACTTCTTGTCTTCGCTCCAAATCCACCAAATGTTGTCTGCTTTGACAATTGATGTGATTGTCTTCTCAGTTCCACTCTGGATGATTGTGTCTCCAACTTGGAGTTCACGAACTGTCTTGGTTGTCATGTTCTGCTTTCTTTCTAGTTGTGTGTCTGTTGGCATGAGTAGCACCAAACTTGTGTGTCATAAATCCATTGTTGTGCGTTTGCTTTTGTGGTGAACTGTACGAACTCGCCATGTGCAAGACACACAGTTGCCCACTTGCCACCAGCATCAGGATCACCACAAAGGTCGATTGTCTTGATTACTACTGCAGGTGCTTTCTTTGCCATGCATCTATTATAAGCACCGCCAATAAGGGTAGGTCAAGCCTTTTCTAAGCCTTGCAAAATAAGGCTTTCAGTCATACAAAGTCTTGATCACACGATCAATAGCTGCCAAATACTGTCTCCCAATAGCAGGTGCTTCCTGCTTCACCGTTGGCCAGAAGAAGTATCCACGACCACCACGACCTGATGGTGATGGCACATAAGCATTGAACTGGTTGGTTGACCGTTTCGCTTGCCCACCAAACTCTGCACCAAAGAACACATCAGATCGTTGAACTTTCTGCTTGCGCTTACGGTTCGAACGAGACCTGGACACGAAACCACCAGAGCGCAATTCAATCGTAGGAAACCGATCATTCCTTGCTCGCAAACCAGCTGCAGCTTCAACTGCCATCGCTGAACGACCTGTTCCATGATGCTGAACCATACGAGCATTGGATTGGGAAGTTTTCACCAAATCATTCGCCACCACGAAAGATGCTTTCCGGATTTCTTTATTGAACCTGGTGTCAATCTTTTCTGCTTCACGAATGAACTCAGCCAAGCCTTCAATATAGATACTTGCTTTGCCGGCTCTGCCTTTTCCAACTGTCGCCATATCACTCACTTCGATTCATGTGAACAGATCGCCAGCGCAGATATCCAACCATTGTGTAGATCATTCTAGGAGATTCTTGCATCAACACGCTTGGAGCGATCCCTGTCTCACACGCAAGTGTGGCGATCAACCAATGTGCTGATTGCTCTCCAAAGGGACAATCACATCTCCATTGAGAACTGGTTCAATCAAAGCAACATCATTCAACCATTCTTCAAAAAGAAGAGAAGTTGTTTTCTTGCGATGTTCGCTGTGCCATGCAAGCCAGGTGAGATCACGCAGCTTCATGTCAACTTCAAACTTGCCAAGCGATTTGTCAAACGCTGTTTCCCAAGCAATAAAGTCTGCAAACTCTGCAACAACATTTCGCTTCTCATCATTAGATAAAGAAGTGACAGCAATTGTGATTTTCATGCGCAGGTTCTCCTGTTGTTAGTTGTTAAGCGACAGCCTTGGTAATCGCACCATCAATTGGCCAGGTCACATCTGCGGTTGCCAATTCGCCTACAGCACCGTTCACCGGACTCCACTCCGTGACGAGAACATTGAATGTATAACTTGGATTCGCAGAAGAAGCTGCAGCAGTTCCATTTGGCTTGATGATCACTTGTGCAGTAGAGCCAATCAATGGATAGACGATTGCTTCAACTTCTGAATACTGCTGATGAATGGAGAGAGTGACTTGGTTATCTTTCAAACCACCAACTCTGGTTCGTGCAGTCGATCCAAATGCAGTTGTCTCAACAGCGTCAACAGATGTGGACAAACCAACACTTGCGACACTTGACGAGATGTTGCTGCCGGCTAGCGACACATAGACATCAGTTAGAACTTGCTTCGCCATTTTCGGACTCTACTTCCTGTGATTTCTTAGATGATTTGATTTCAGAAATGGCGCAGGCTTCCAGCAATAATTCTACATTGGGGATGTCTGCTGAGTCCACCAAACCACCTGGTTCAACATCACAAACAGCGAACGGTCCTGTTACTAGATACTTCATGTCAGGAATCATAGACCATGACTGTGAACTCAATCATCAGATAGTCACCATCAGACAGACCTATGGAAGTGATGTTTGTTGCTGACATCACAATCGTGTCATCCACTACACCACCAAGTGATCCATCAGTTTCCAAAGCTGCACGAACAGACGATGCGCCAGAATAAGACGCATAAGCATCCAGATTGGATTCTGCAATTCGTTCATTCATGCGACCAACAATCACCATCACATTGAAAGTTGATGTCACCAAACCTGATCCCATAGCACCGTGATACTCAATCGTTGACAGCGATGGGATTGCGAATGGGATCGCAGGATTGTCTGGTTGATATGCGTATGTTCGCAAACCTGGAATCGTGCCAAGTTTCGTGGCCAAAGCAGTTTTGATTTCAGAAACAGTTGCCATCAGGCTGTGTTCTCCACTCGTCTGAATGGATCAACCAACTGCTGCACATCTGGATCAAGCGAACGAGTAACTCGAACAGCACCAAAGTCGCCAAAGCCGGCGACACCAAGTGGAGATTCTGCTCGCTTATAAATACGAGATGCTTGAAGAATGTTCGCTTGCTTGATCGGTTCTGGTACTGCTGTCCATCCCCAAACACCAGTCACTTGAACCAACGCTTGATAGTTCATGGATGGGAACAAGTAGTCACCAACTGCACGAATGCGAGTGAATGGTGATGCTTGGCCATTAGCGATTCCATTCAACGGTTCTAGTTGATAATCAGTTGCATCCCATGTGACATCATAGATTCCAACTTCTGTGGTCGCAGTTTTCAAAGTGATTGCTGTACCGGCGAGATCGTCAACAGAACAAAGAATGTTGTCAAAAGCTGCAAATACTCGAACAGCAGTTCCTTGGTTATAGAAAGCACGATTGCAATATCCATCTATTAGTCGTGCTGATGCATTTATTGCATTCTCCAAGAGAGTGTCATCAATTGAATCTGTGATGCGCAAAGACGCTTTGAGTTCGTTCAATGTGCAGTAAGCGTTAGTCAGAGCCATGCGCCAATCCTACAACAAGGAACGAATAAGGCGACTGAAGCCTTCTTCATAATTGACGATATCAAGATCACCATACAAGTCATTGAACTTGGTGTTGTCGCAGTCACGATTGGCGACACCAGATGGTTTGTCATCTGAATATGTGAACGCTGGTTTCACACCAACAATCTCTGCACATAAGTTCAACACATCATTGCAAGAGATCGCACCAGTCTTGCCAACATTGACAGGTCCTTGATAGATATCACTTTCTATGATTGCCATGATCTTTGCAACAGCATCGTCAATGTATAGGTAACTGCGTTTCTGCTCACCTGTACCCCAACAATTAATCACACCAGAAGATCGAGCATCCAACGCTTTCTTTGCTGCAGCGACAGGAAGCTTCACACGCTCACCATCTGATTCTTGTCCAACTCCATAGATGGTGTGCAAGATGCCAACACGAACATCCAATGTCATTCGTTGACCAAGACGAATCATTGCCAACTTTTCACGACCATACATTTGATCTGGTGTTCCATTGTCCAGCATCCATTCTGCCAATGGCAAAGTATGACGCTTGGATTGTTGAAACTGTATTGGATACGCACAAGCACTAGAAGCCAAGAACGATCTGTTGACTTCATATTTCTGGATTGCTTGCAAAACATTGAATGTCATCTTTGAGTTTGCGATGTATGGCCAGAGATCATGTGCGTGAAAATATCCAACACCACCCATATCTGCAGCGAAATGTAGAACTCGATCTGCTGACGAAAAATCCGGTATCTCATCAACCAAATCCATTTGTCTATGTTGCTGAGCGTTAGCCAGGTTTGCGATTCGAATCTGGTCTGTTGGTGCTGTTCTGTAATATGCCACAACTGTTTCACCGGATTGAACAAGATGATTCACAATGTGCGAACCAATGAATCCGCTTGCGCCTGTTATATGCCACTCCACAGATGTCTCCGTTCTTGAAATAACGCACGATCTTTTGCTTCTGTGCGCAGACCTTTTTCATATGTGGCATCCATCTTTGCTTTGTGCCATGCCCAATGACGATGCTCCACCACAGATGCCAAACATGGAGCAAACGCATTTCGAGATTTCGCAGTTTCAATGAACTCTGTATCACACCAGTTGTGTTCATATTCTTCACACAATGGAAAACCTGGTTGAGTAACACATCCATTCTCTGCATACTTTTTGCTGACAAGCGAATGTGTTGAATGAATCCCTGACATGACTTCTGGATTTCCAAGATCATTCGTTCCAATGACATCAAATTGTGGAATCAAATCAAACATCTGATCGAGCCATCCGTCATGGAATAAGAGATCATCTGCGCCAAAGAAATACCAGAATGGTTGTTTGTGTGAGCGATGCATTTCAATTGCTGTGTTGATTGCGCCAGCATAAGATCGAGACCGTTGGTTGAAGATCACTTCAATGTGGCCAAGTTCCAAAGCTGCTTGATGTGATGCTTCATCGTCTCGTTCAATAATGAACACAGGTGTGCAACGGTCATCCATTTGGATGTTGTTTGCGATGGCAGCGAGCGTGTCTGATCGATTATAAGTGGGGATCAATACCAGAACTCTCATGGCAAAATTGCGCTCCAGAACTTAAGTTGCGATGCGATGATTTCGTCATGCAACCATGCACGATCTCGCCAATGATGGTAAGAAGTGATTCCAACATTATCGTTTGTGATGACTTCACAACCTGCGAGAATGGCTTCCATGACTGAGCGACATTCCGATTCAAATGCCAATGGGAGATGAATGAACCATTGAGCATTGGTCATTGTCTTCAACACTTCTGATCGTGACCAATCTGTTGCAACAACCAATTCCATTTCATGTTGTGCTGCATACAAACGAGCCTGGTTCAAACCTTTCAATGGATGATTCCTGGATGCGCACAATGCAAACGGTTGCTTGATACCAGGTTTGATCTCATGTGGATTGAACGCTGACAGCACCAACTTTGGTTCGTTGGCAAAGTCGCACCACTCTTGTTCTTTCATCAGATGAGCAGGTGTGTGACACACAAATGGGAATGCATTCTCCAGCAATACTCTGCGAGCAGATGTGCGAGTTTGTAGATGATGAACAAACACCATTGGTTTGAGCATGGCCAGCTGCAACATGGCTTGATCACAAAGTAAATCTGTGCCTGTAACCACAACACGATCACATGATTTCAACTCATCAAACTTGACCAGAACTTGATCAGATGCAATCACAAGCACATCAACTCCTGGTGGACAAAGAGACAGATACTCCGCATCAGACATTTCTGCGCCACCACGCAAGCCACCAGGAATCCACGATCCATCAACAGGTTCAACTGTTGGAAGATGATGTGTTACCCATCCAAGTTTCATGCGAAAGTTTTCAAGATTGGTTTCCAATACTTATCAAATACAGTTTCTGCTGCGTATTGTTCAGCGAACTTGACTGCTTTAGTCGAATGTTTGATCTTTGCTTCATAGGCTTCATTCAAAGATTTCACGATGTCCGGCACAGATGGTGTGCAAAACCATGCTTCTTGCAACGGATTCCACCAAGGCTGTGAGTCAACGATCCAACCATCACCAACCAACTCTGGTTGTGCGCTGAAATTGGACACAATGACTGGAGTACCACACGCTTGCGCTTCAATCGTTGGAACACCAAAACCTTCACCCATAGATGAAGCCAACAGAACATCAGCTGCTGTATAGAGAGTTGCCAACAGTTCTTGAGCAATACCAACACGATGCGCATATTGATCAACAAACTTCACCTGGTGCGGTTGCAAACCAACAGACCTGCACAACGCTTCAAGATCAATGCCACCACCAGAACCACGATTCTCACAATGCATATAAAGAACAGCATCAGGTTTGTCATTCGCAAAGATCGAGAATGCAAGAATGTTTTCACCAAATGCTTTGCGACATGGCACAGCACCTTTATTTGCGCCATTCATCATCACCACAAAAGCATCATCTTCAACTCGCATGAAGCTGCGACCATCAATGTTGTTGAACGAGTCGCTCGGTTTGAACGCAGGTGCGACACCATGCGGAGCGTAGAAAGCATCTAATCCGGCTTTCAACATGAGATCATGCCCAAACTTGGACATCGCCAATGGTGTGACATTCTCTGACATCAAGAACCGCAGAACGGCTGGTGGAATTGGCACATGGTCAATTGGACACCAAGACAAGATGCGTGGAATCGAATGCAAGAACTGTGTGTTCAATGGCCAGACATCAAACAGCGTGATGAGCAATGGAGCGAGACTGCTGTTGTTTGTCCAATCCATATAATGTGCAGCAAGCACATCGTCTGAATACATCGAATTACCTTGCGGATACAGTTTCAAACCGTTCCAATTGGATGTTGAACCAGCGATCCCGTAGTTACAAGCAATTGCTATTTCGTGGTTTTCTTCTTTGAGCCTTTGACAGACATCTGCGGTTTGGACTCCATAGCCTGTGCCGGTGAACGGTGCGTTGGAGTACCAGAGGATTCGAAGCGAGTCTTTTGTTTTGATGGTCGCATTTCTGGCAAGTTCGCCAATCCTGCTTGAATCAGGAATTGTGCTTCCAGGTCTGGCAATTCCACCGGTGTGTTTCGAATTATGACGATCATTCACTCATGCTCTCCGTGAAAATAGAAATGGACAGACTCTCACCCTGCGCCGGAGAAAGTCTGTCCAAATCTTAGTGGTCAAAGGACCGCATCAAATTACGATGCGCCACCTAGGAACACATTGACTGCACCTTGCTGTGGAAGACCACCATCAAGACGAACACTCGCCTTGAAAGTAATCAGATCGTTAGCGAATGCATAGTCATCTGAACGGTCGAAACGGATTCCACCTGCCATGCGCACATAGTACGAACGGAGATTTCCAAAGACCACAGATTTTGCAGCAGTACCAACTGCAGCAACATCAGGATTTTCATAGATGGCATATCCGAGCAACTGATCTGGCTGACCAGCCTGGAGTGATGGTTGGAACAGATACTGACCGTAAGTGTCTTTCAACTTGCGAACAGCAGCAATGGTTGATCCACGCATTGCCCAACCAGTACCTGGCATCCGGCGATATGCGCTGTTGACGCTGTAGGTGAGGTCAATCAGGTTGTCTGCGGTGAATGCACCAGAGACAGCAGTCGAACCAGTAACACCAGTTCCAGCTGCAGTCACGATGCCTTCTGGAGCAGATGAGCCTGAGCCGGTAGTGAGTGCAGTATTGACTGCAACACCAATGGAGATACCTGACTGTTCTGCCAAGAAACCAAGCAGATCGACACCAGAATCTTCAAGCATTTCGCGAGAAACCTGGACAAGGAAGCCGTACTTGTAAGCATCCATGTCCAAGAACGATTGGAAAGTTGGATCGCTTTCTGCGAATGCTGAACCTTGTGCGGTGAGAGCAGATGTGCTGTATGCGTTCGAGCGTGGAATCTGCAACTTCTCGCCACCGGTGGTGCGAATCATTGTGGAAGTTTCCAGCATAGGGCCAGCAACAACCATGTGCTTCACAATCTGGTCGTAGAAAGAAGTTGGTACAGGTGCGCCTGTTGAAGCAGTCGTGACATCACGCTTTTCAAAAGTTGCTGAACGGAGTTCACCATTGACGAGCGCACGAACCTTGTCTTCATCAGGATTGCGAAGAGCATTCTCTACACGAACCTGGCTTTCAATGCTCGTTGCGGCAGCAGCGAACTTGTTTTCACGCTCTTCATCTGAACGCAGCTTGGCGATGACTGCTGCTCGCTCAGACAGGTCTGCGCTGATGCGGTCATACTTCTCTTGCTCTTCAGCGGAAAGATCACGCTTTTCTGCTTCAGCACCATCAAGAAGAGCCTTTGCCTCTTCCCATGCCCGCTGACGCAATTCAATTTGACGATCGATGTAAGACATCTTTGAATCCTTTTGGATAGATATGGACTATTGATTTGA